ATCTTGAATTTAGTCCGACATTGCCAAAGATCTCGGCATCGTCGGTGTTGCAAATTATTTCAATATCCATGCGAGATTGCGAGCCAGAGCGTCCCCCGACCCGCTTTCCTTTCGTTGATTAAGTGACGCGGCCTTGCAGATGCGGGCGGTTCATTACCACGTTTACTGTGGTGGTTGCCGAGGCAACCGTCGCAGCGTTCGCGGTACGAGCGCCGAGAATCTCTTTGCCCGAACCCGTTGCACCGACTTTGCCGGTGCTAAACACACCAAGCGCAACCGTTGCATTGAATTTCGTGGAAGTAGATTTCACAGCAACCGCAGTACCTTCGATCTGATACCAGCCAAAAGAACCGGCAAGATTCGCAGACATTGCAACCGCAACCGGGCGAGCCTGGTTGGAAGTCGTTGCAGCAAGGATTGTCTGATAGGTCGTGCCGTCATAGGTGACCAGCGAACCTATAGTCGTGCTTGCTACGCCGACCAGCAGGATGAACTCACCTGCGCCATAAGTCGGATCGAAAGCGCGTTCGACCTGACCCAAGACCGCCGGAGGAGTCGGGATTGCACTCGTTCCGTTGGCCATCGTTACACCAGCATCAGTCACCGCAATTTGCAGAAGACCGGCTTTGTTATCGTCAAATGTGTATGCCATGTTATATCTCCGTTAGGCAATCAGCACGCCGCAGAACTGCGGCCCGCTGGAAGTCAAATTGCCCGCCCAGCCGACCAATTTCACGACGGCGTCTTGGTTAATGGCTTGACGTTCGCCACCGATCGGAACGAAATTCCGGTCAGCGTGCGGCCTGAACATCATGTACTTGGTGTTCAAGAACCACATGTGATTAGCGGTCGCTGCCGAACCGATACCGCCGTCAAGCACCACATCGGACGCCATGCCCGCGCCGTAGTATTTCAGCGAAGCGAATCCAGCCCCGGCAGTAGAGCTGCCCGAGTCGGAAATGCGCTGAATCGACTGAAGCGATTGCAGGTACAGACGATAGTAGTTGTTATCGGCAACGATCAGATCCGGCTTGTCCGTTCCGCGAATCAACTGAACCGCAAGCGAGTCCATGTATTGCTGGATGTTGGATGCAGTAACAGCCGAACCACCATCGGTGGTGCCGGAATACTTAACAGAACGCCAAAACGAGAACGTAGCGCGATTAATACCGCCGTAGGTTCCGGTGCTAGGTGCGTCAGGAACCGCCGCGCCGAGGCCGGTGATGTTCTTGCCGCTGTTGCCGGTTCCGTCCAGATAAATATCCGAACCGATACGGTTAGCCAGTTGCGCCTCGGCTACGTTCATCCGACCGTCAAGCAGGTCGATGATCGCTTCCTTGCCGCTGTTCTGAATCATCTCCAGACCGCTGATGGAAATGGCAGAAGCGTACTGGGTGATCGAGAACTGAGCAGCCGAAATCGGACTGTTCTGGCTGACGTTCAGCACTTCATAACCCGAGTAAGAGTTCGTGTTATTAGTCGTGCTGTCGTTGTACATAATTTCCTGAAGGATGACGTTACCGCCGGAGAACGTTTTTACGTTCCCGCGTTCCTTCAAGCGCCGCAGAAGTGCATTGTTGTTTGAAACGTTGTCGGCCAGCTCACCGGTGCGACTTTGGATGTTCGTCGCAATGATGTCGCTGATCGAGCTATTGGCGAAGGCCATTTTTTAGCTCCTAAAAGTTATCAGAGTCGTTCGCTCATGGAGTCAAATTGCTCTGCCAGGAGAGAACGTCGATCTTGCGCTTTGGTAGTCGTGACCGCACCGGGTGTGGAGCTTTTCACGCTAACCGCTGCCGCCCGAGCCGATTTAGCAGCTTTATTCGCTGCTGCCCTTTTTTGTGCGTCAACGTCGGCTTGTCGGCTCTGTTGAACAGCATCAAAAAGGTTCGGATCAAGGCGTACTGCCTTTTCATAGGCATCTTGCAGGTCAGTCGCAACGCCGCTCTGTAGGAGCTGGATCATTACTGGCCGAGCTTCTTCAAAATGCTCAACCTTTTGAGAAAACTGGTTAATTTCCCCAAGTAAAGCAGAATTCTGTGCTTGCTCTTGTTGCTGTTTCCAACCGTTTATTTCACCGCGAACCGAATTCAGTTCGTTTTGAAGGCTATAAACCATTGGATCTACAGGCGTTTGCTGTGGCAAACCCTGTACTTGGCCCAAATTTACACCGTACTGTTGAGCAAGTCTACCGAATAGTTGCAATTTTTGTTCAGGTGTGCTGTATCGAAGGGCGTGGTCGGCCTCCAGCAAGGCTTTTACCGCTCTCGGTGGGTCGATGCCCAACCCCTGAATCGTTTGCAGGTAGGGCTGCACCGCCTCCTGCATCTGGTCGGCAAACTCGGCTTTTGCTCGCAGCGGCTCGTAACCCGCCTTCATCTGTTCTTCGCGCTGATAGGCATATTCTTGAATGCGTGCTGGCGCGGTTTTCCAGTCTTCGTGATAATCCTTCCTCCAGCTCGCCGGAGGACGTTTCCAGACGGGTTCCTCTGCCGGTTCCTGCTCCGGTTCTGTTTGCGCTTTGGGCGATGCGAATTTCCCTGTTTCGTCGCGGGGTCGCTCGGCGGTGTTGGCCTGCTCGGGTTGCGGTGCTGCTTCGGCCTCGTCAAATTGTTGAGACAACAATTCACGCCTTGCGTCAGCGTTTTCAACCGGGACGATGGAATTCAGATCTTCAGTCATTTTGATTGCTCCCTGTGGGGGTGAATTATCTACGGGTAAAACGGGTTTCTTCTCTGAGCTTGTGCAAAATCTTGTTGGCTTCCTTGTGCGTCATGTTCGCCAGTTGCGCCCGCAAGACCTCCTTGCGCGTGTCTTTTACTGGCGCGGGTGCCTTGCTTTCCATCGATTCGTTGCCGATCTCGATGCAATTGTGTTCGCGCAAGTGTTCGCGGTGCTGGCGCCTGCCGGTAATCATTGACCCGTCAACCATCGACTGATAAGGCTGAATGTCGCCCATGATGTAGTGGGCCTGCGGCTCGGGGTCGTGGTCGCCCACCTCGATCGCTTCGCCCTTGATGTATATCCAGCGTTTTCTAGTCATAGCAATGCGAGCACTTCCTCGTCATCCATTTCGATATGCTCCGTTAAGAGCGCCTCAACCCTTGAAATATCCCGCATCAGTTTGTCAAAATCAATTTGACTGACTGTCGGGGCGGTTTGTTGCCCTCGGGCTTTGGTTTTGACAAACGGGGCGACGATTTCCTCGGCGATTTCGGGCTTGCCTTCAACGATCCGTTCGTAGAGGTCAATGATTTCGCGCTTGCGCTTTTCTTTCTTTTCGCGCTCGTCGGCCCACCGCTTCTTTTTATAGTCGCCGTCGTGCGTGTCGTCGACGATAATGATCGGCGGCGTGTAGACGGTGACGGTTCCGGCGCTTCCGGTAGCGTCAGCCCCAACAAGCGCAGCAGTCGAAGCCAAAGTGACATTGCCCACCGTTGCGGTGGCTGCGGCGCCGGAGAGTGCAACGGTGATGCCGACGCTTTCGTTGCCCACCGCTCCGGTGGCCTGGACGCCGGTGATGGATAGGGTGAGGCTTGGTGCGACGGTTCCGGCTGCACCTGTGCCGGCAACGCCGGTAAGAGCGTTACTTCGGGACAGCCCGAGGTTGCCGACCGATCCGGTCCCGGCAACGCCGGTGACGGGGAGACTGTCCCAGAGAGCAGCATCCCAAGTGCCGGTGTCCCATGCGCCCTGTGCCATTTATCAGGCAATTCGGATCAGCGCGTTCGTCGCGTCGCTTGTTGGCATCGTCAGCGTGAACGTCCCCGCCGTAATGGTTTGGCTGCCGAACGTGTGAACGCTGATCGCCTTGTTACTTTGCGTCGAGTTGTAGACCAGTACCGCGTCGAACGCGGTCGTCAGGGTGACACTCGTATAGGTGAAACTTGCGCTCGGTGTCCAGTACCCCGTCGTGCCGCTTGTAGTGGGCGCGGTGGCGTTTGTGACCGTTACGCCGCCTGCGCTATAACCAGATCCAGAAACCTCGCCTGTGGCGCTGTAGGCGGTCGTGGAGGCATTTACTGTGGCGCTCGCCAGATACAAAGCGGCTTTCAGCGTGTCGGCTCCGGTTCCGGCCCGAATGACCGTGGTCCCGAGCGCGTGAATGCCGGACAGGATTTCGCCTTTGAAGCTGGTGCACATTGCCTGAGTGTTAGCCATTGAATCCTCCAATTTTGGAAATTGATACCGCTGCCCGTTTCAGGCTCACATGCGCCGACCTGTGGACAAGTTCTCCGGCCAGCCAGTATTCAACCCAGACGGTGCTTTCGTTGTCGTTGTCCACGCCTCCCTCGCGCTTCTCAAGCAGGGAGTCGTCCATCTCGCCATGCGTGGTGGTCACGATCATTGCGTCATCACCTCGACGCCTGCCGCCCGACCGTCAGGTCCGCGCACGATTCGTTTCGGCGCCGCCAGCATCTGCATCATGCCGCCCATCTGGTTCATGGTCTGATCGTGCCGCCCGAGCATCGCGTCGTGCATCCCCGCCATGCGGTCGATCGCCATCTTCACATGGTCGCCCAGCTCGGCGGTAATCTTCTCGGATGCCGCCTGCTGCGCCTCCATTGCCGGGATGTCCAGCCCCGGATTGGCCCCGATCCGGGCAACCATGATCTTCGTCGCCGCCTCAAGCTCGGTCTTCCAGCGGTTGAACTGCTCCTCGGATTGGAGTTTCTGCTGCGCCATCGCCGCCTCGTATTGCTGGCGCTGCGCCTCGGTCTGTGCGGCGGCTTGCATCTTCATCTGCTCAATCTGCACCTCAGCCTGAATCTTCGCTTGCTGGATCTGGGCATCAAACTGCGCTTTTGCCTGCGCCGCCTGAATGTCGGCCTGCGCCCGAGCCTGGTCGGATGCTTGCTGCGCTTGCAGCTTCATCATCTCCGGGTCAGGGCGCGGCTGTTGCGGCTGCGCTTGCTTTTCCTTGAGCTGGTCCAGCGCCGCGTCCAGAGCGCCCTCCATCGACTTGGCTTGCTTGAACGCGCCAATGCCGAACTTCATTACCTCGATCAGCATCGGCGTGATCTCCGGGCTGGCTTGGGCGACCGGCAAGGCTTCCCGCAGGAACCCGCCGAATGCCTGGATGAACTCCATCCGGTCGCGCTTCATTTGCTGCTCGTCTAACTGGACCAGCGAGTCGGCGGCTACCTCAATGCGGAAGCTCCGCAGCGGGCTGTCGCCCATCAGTTGCAGGGCTTCGGGGATGAGCTGCTGGTCAGCCGGTTGCATCTGCTGCGCGGCTGCGTACAGCAAGATCGTCTGCGGCTGGAACTTGGTGCAGATGATCTGCGCCTTCAGACGCAACAGCTCGGTGGCGAACATCGCCACATCCTCCTGCATCGAGCGGAGCCGGATGCTGGCGTACTGGCCCTTGATCTGCTGCGCGGTTGCCGTTTCGCTCGCCATCGAAGATCCGCGAATGATGTCCGACAGGCCGGTGATCTCGTAGATCTGGTTCTTGATCTCGGTCCTTGCCCGATAGCATTGGAGCAACGCATCGGCAAGCGTGTCCAGCGGGAGCAAATCGATGCTGCCCTTCAGACCGCCCTTCTCACCAAACGCCATCCATTTATCGACCGGGATCAGGGCGTTGTTCTCGCCCTCGGTCATCAGGCGCTGAAGTGCTGGCTGGCTGGCATCGTAGACGCCACGCACCCGGAGCGCCTTGACCAGACCGTCGATGCGGTCGGAGAGAATGTCCAGCTCGACCGCTTGGTCCTGATACAGAACAAAGTCGGGGACCGGCACCAGGGTGTCGCTGGTCATCGTCGCATACAAGGGGCGAGTGCAGGGCCAGAACCCCTCCAGATCCAGCGGGTCATCCCGCT